GACGTTTCTGTGCTTCATCTCCAGCCTTGAATGCTTCTGCAAATAGGCGTGAGTTGTAACGAGTATTAGCAAGACGTGCTAATTGATAGACTTTTTCACCAGCATCTGCTGCGTTAGGGTCAAAGAAGTTATCACGGAAAAATGGGACTTTTGCAAACTTAGAAGCAAAGCGATCAATTCGATCTTGGACATAATCCAATGGCATACGAAATGCACCATCTGCACGAAGCTTGGCAGTCTTACGCTCAATTTCACCAATGACGTTCTTCTCAACCTGCTTTAAGAACTCTTTAGGAGTATTAGCAGTTGCTGCTTCGCCAGTACGTGTATCAATAAACTTTGTTTGACGCATTAGCTGACCTTCGATACCACCGATAGTGGTTTGGTCAGTAAATACTTCACGGCTAATACGCTTGCCTGCTTGGTCAAAACGAAGGACTTTGTTACCAGTAGTGAGCGCTGCAATACGAGCTCTACGTGCTAGGTCCATACGTGGAAGTAATTGAACCTGACGACCTGCTTGACCTTTAAGTGTACGTAGTGCCTCTTCACTGCCAGCAAGAAAGTTCTTCATAGTGCCAGCTTCGGCTACGCCTTCTTTAAGCATAGCCTCAATGACATCATCGCCAAACTCAGGAGCAATACGCTTGAGTTCAATAGATGCCTGCACTAAAGCCTGTGGATCTACTCCACCTTCTTTGACTGCCTTGCGAGCTACTGAATACTTCTTCAATGCTCCAACATAGGCTTCATCAAATCTTTGTACGCTTGCTGTTTGAAATGCTTTCTGAACATTACCAGCATCGCCAACGATACTATCTAATGCATACTTTCCAATATCGTATGTTTTCTTTGCTTTACCAAGTAACAAAGTTGGATCTGCAAACACACGGAACGCAGCATCGCCAAGACCAGAGATAGTTTTATATGCAGCACCTGAACCTTCCCACTTCTGCGGAAGGATAGCGTTAGCAATAAATCTACCTGGAGAATACTTAGCAGCGTTAGCTGCATCTAGTGCATCTTGAAAGAGTGGATCTTTCTTCTGTGCAGCCTTAGATGCGATTAACTTTTCATCTTCAGTACCAGTTGCAATAATCTGGTCTAGGGTCATACCCTCAGCAACCTTTTGTGCAACAGACATATACTGTGAACCAAAGATGCGTGTTGCCTCTGCCATACGTGATGGACTAAATACTTTATCGCCCTTATCGTTAGCAGTTGTCCACGCCTTGCCAATGTTTACGTTTTGGTCAAGTGCAATAGCTGCTGTGCGGTAAGCACGTGTAGATAAATCTGAAAGTTCTTGAACACCCTTGAAGGCTAACTTAACAGGAGCTGCAAGCACATTAAATGCTGGCTCAACTGTGTAGTGAAGTGCTGTTCCTAGCCATCCACGCTTCTGCTCAACGTTACCAAAGTTATCTTTCAGAGACTTCTGTTGTTCTGGAGTTAACTTTGAGTACTCTAACTTGGCAACGTCAGATGGAAGAGATGTTAACTTCTGGTGCGAGTCTACAGCTTTGATATAGCCATTGATCTGCTCTTGTTGTGCTGGTGTTAAACCAGCCTGAGCAGAGATAGCCTTAATGTTATTGGAAGTTGATCCCACTACTGACCTCTAGATAAAGCCATCTGGTAGAGAACAGAAATTTCTCCAGTTGTATCAAATGGTAATAATACTGCAAGTGTGTCTGATAACTTGCCTTCGGCTGGCTTTGGTGGACCAGCAATAGTCATAATGTCTTCGCCAGGACGTTGCGTTGGTGCGAACATCTCTACTAGCGGTTCTGCCTTCTTAGCACCTGCTGCGATATCGGCAGTAGGCACTGGCTTTGCAGATGGCTTACCAGTAGTAGGAGCACCTGCAATATCTGCAGCCATTGCCTTGCGATCACCGTAATTTTGTGACGGTGGTAAGTCTTCACGTACGGAGAATTTTCCTGGACCGCCTATTTGTAATGGGCTATCTACCATCGGTATCCTCCTGTATCTTTTCTAAATCGTTTGAAAATTGTTCCCAAGCTTTATTTACTTCTGAGTTTCGGTTAGCGTTGTAAACAGCTATCTCCATTAATTCTTCTGTTGCAGTCTGTACAGAACTTGCAACGTTATGTACAAAACCTGCGAGCACTACTAAAAAATCAGCGAAGTGTACTGAACGTGGAACTTTGTTATTATTATCCACGCCCAGTACCTCCGTTAATTAAAATTTACTTAGCCCTTCTTTACCGCTGTACCTCTTTGGCCTGCTGGAGTTGTTCCAAAGTATACCTGGCCGCCTGCTGGCTTTGAGGTATCCTTCTTGCCTTCAACTGGCTTTGACATAGGTGCTGCTGCACGTGATCCTTTGTTCATATTTACACCTCCCTCGGTTATGCTGCGCCGCTAATAGAAGCTAGCAGGGTTGCTATATCTGGACGTTGTTCTGGACCAGCAGCAGGGGCCGCTCCGCCTTGTTCTGGAGTTGGCTGCGAGGCAGGTACGGGGGCCGCACCTGCTGCTGGAGTTCCTGGTGCTCCTGGCATCATCGCCATCTCTGGAGCTGCTGGTTGTTCTTTAGGTGCAAATGCTTTTTCAATAACTGTTTCTAACTGAAGACCTTTTTGACGGCCTTGGATAACTTCTGCAATACGGGAAATGATTTCAGTAGGGTCTTGACCTTGCGCTGCAAGGGCTGGAATTGCCTGAGCGTACTGAGCAACAGCAACGCGCAAAGAATCGCGCATCTCTTCAATGTCAACACGTTGTTCCTCCTGCGTAACATTAAGCTCCATTGGAATCTCACGACGTACATAGTCACGAGATACGAGCTTGTCGCTACGCATTTGTAGTAATGCAATGATGGCGCGGTTTGGATCCATACCAGACATAATGCCGTAACGGACATCTACGCCGTAGTTACCTGCAATTTGTCGTGATGGAATGTACTTCATATTGAATGGAGTACCGTCGTCAACGCCCTTGATTTCTTTGGTCATATTGCCAAAGATCTTCTCGTCTACTTCAAAACAAAGAGATACAAGGTCCATAAACAAACGAGCAAACTGTGCTTGTGCTGCTTTGATCTGTGTGTCAAAGCCAGCTTGTAGTGCCTGTACGCCACGACCTGTAACGATAGATGCGTCAATGTTTCCTGAACGAGTCTCAGGATAACGAGCACCTGTACGTAGTTCACGCTCTAGGACACCTGATTCAGTAAAGACACCATTAGGAAGTTCTAGTGGAACACGACGAATACCTTGTGGGTTAGCAGAACGCATAATTGCATCAGGTCCCAATGCCAACTCTTGCACATCCTGTGGAATAGCAATAGGTGCTTGGATAGATTTTTCTGCTGCTTGGATCTGCAATACTGCAAAGCGAGCACGAGCAAGTTGAACTGATAGAACATCATCAAACTGTCCACGAGCTTCACCATCAATAGATGATCGCATTGCTACACTTGCTAAACACTTGCCTAATGGATTAGGTGTATTAGATAGAACTAGGTTCTTGCGCTCTGGGATAAAGATTAAGTCCTGGTCTTTGTCGTGGTAACGAACTAAAGATACATACGGTGAGCCAGGTGAATAGACATTCTTTGGCATAATCTGGTCATAGAACTCTGGGTACTGCATTGCCAATGACTCAGCATCTGTTGCAATTATCTGCGAGATTGAGAGGGTACGACCAAATCTATCAATTTCAGGATAAGTACCAAAAGGATTAAGCAGACGTATTCTCGGATTATTGGTTTCATAGTCCATCTCAACAATTGCTGGTAGCATACCGTAGGTGTTAAACCAATCAGCACCTGTGTACATTTGAATCTGAAGATCAGAAGATGAGACGTAGTAGTTAGCAATACGGGTACGAGTATCTGCAGCTTTACGTGCAGAGTCAGAAACCATATTGGTAGCTGCGCAGTTAAATGATGGTAGAGGTGACATTACCTCTGCTAAGTCACGTGCTGCTACATCTACGAAGTTTGCAACTAAAGGCTTTGGGTATTCCTCTGAAAACATCGCAGGGTATACCTTGGAGATGTCACCTTGACGTACAGAGAGCACGTCGCGCATTCTCTGGTCACGTGCTGCGTAGCGTGTTTGTAGCCGTGCTACTTTCGCTGCAACCTCTTTAGTTGATAACAAGATTTCTCCTTAGATAAATGTACGATCTTTTTCTGCAAGTAGTTCATCTATGTTGATGACCATTCGCTTGCCCTGTTCATAACGAGACAGGAAAGGGTTTTTCATATGATGTGTTGCGTGTATACCTTGGTTGAGCATCTCACGTGCGCGGATCTCACAGAACCAAAGAGCCATCACCATATCGGTCTTACCTTTAGTCGTAGGCGACCAGGTAATTAGTTGCTCAATGAGCGCCTTAATGTTTTCAGTTTGGTCAGAAGGTAAGTGAATAAGGTTGTCGCGGTGGTGCTTGCCGTCAAATTGTTTTGTGCCGAACAAGGTGGACATAGAAGCAACACCGAAACCTGAGTCCCACTTGTTGGTTCCAGTATGGTGCTCTCGCAGTAACACACCCCTGGAGGCAAGGTTTGCGCGGATGCCCTCATCTTGCGTAAGGAATGATTGAAAAGCATTCTTCTCTACTATCCACTCACTAGGTGAGTACAGGGAAGTCCAGTCAAAAATTAACTGACGGATTGCAGCAGGCGTTGGCCTAGTAATTTTAATAGCATCAACGATATAGCGTTTATGTGTAGCCCTATCAACAGCGTAACAAACGACGGCTGTATCACCAACCATAGCGGGATCAAGACCACAAATAAAAGAAAAGCCGTTAACGTCGCGTGGATGACCAGGGTGGCCAGGAACCAAGCGACCTGCTTTGCGCATACCATCAATAGAACCTCTTACACACGCTGGGTCAAAGATTGCATCATCTGAGATATCTTGTTGTTGATAGACCAAAGCCCAGGTACTTGCATCCATAGCTTGGCGTTCGTTGTAAAGGTTACGACCATTCCATCTAGGATAGAGGCCGTCTTCATCTAAATCTGATTCTGTCTGCCCATCAAAGGGAGCATCACTGGCAGGCCAGAGAGTCTCCCACTTGTCAGGGTTCTCATCTGTAGTCAGTAGTGCTGGCATAGCCAAGTATGTCCAGGGTACTAGACCTCCAGGGTAGCGGTCCTCGGAACGCAGTTCCTTGTATAAGTCTACTGCAGAAACACGGGTACCGATAATGATTAACTTACCAGTAGGGTTCAAACGAGAGCGCACATCCTGGGTTAACCAACGGATTTGTTTCTCAAACTCGTTGGCGTTTTTTAAGGTAACAGCGTCGTCTACAATAATCATATCTGCACGCTTACCGTAGATCTGACCGCCAATACCAACGGCTTCGATGTTTGGGTCTTTTTCGCTGGACTCACGAAGCTCATCACCAAAGGTGACACGGGTTGCCTGCCACGAGGCAGATTTTGAGTTAAACCCTACGCCAGCAGCGTAAGCCTGTTGGAGTGCTTCATAATTTGGATGAGTCAGGCGTTGCTTGATGGCGTAGAGAAAGTCGGCAGCTAACTGCTGCGTTTGAGATACAATGAGTACTCTAAAGTTAGGGTTCTGACACACCTGCCACGTGACGTAATCAATGGTCACAGTCATAGACTTGGCGTGGTTGGGCGGAATGTTCAAAAGGATTCTGTTATTAGCCAGACCCTTTTCGTACTTCATAGAAGGATGTAGCCACCCAGGTTCTCTACCTTCAATTACATCTATCAGGTTTTGCTGGTGTGGAAAGGTGCGGGAGTGTAGGTACTTTTGGCGAAACTCGGCAAAGGTAAGATCGTGAACATCGGATGAGGCAAAGGACTTGTCCTTAAGCCCAAGGCGTGTTCGGTCAATCTTGTCTGTAAAGACCTTATCGGTACGTCGGTAGTACTCGTATGTTTTCATAGACTTGCCTGCCGATAGGCAGGCTTGTTCAATGGTCATACCCTCAGCTACACATCCTAAGATGATTCGCTTTGCTATATCTGCTGAGTTCTCAGCCATTGGATTCCATTCTAGATCATTGG